GATGAAAACGGTGAACTTTTACTTCCACTACCTGATGAAATGCTAAATGAATTGGGTTGGAAAGAAGGTGATCAATTAGATTTTAAAGATAATGAAAACGGTACTTTTTCTATCTTTCGTATAGAACAAGAAAAAGAATGGGTGTTAGTTGAAACTGTGCAAACATTACGAAACCGTTACTGTGTACAAGTTCCAAAAGGTAAAAAAGAATGGGCTCTTGATACCGTTGTTTGTGATGAAGCAAAAGAATTCTCTCAGCTCCATATCGGAGAAGATATTGTTTCTCACCGTGTTGTGACTGAAGATGAAGCTCTCCAGCTTTGTGATGAAGATAATGATTATGTCAAGTCTTGGACAAGTGAACAAAAAATGAAAAGTTTCTTCACCAAGATTGATGAAAGAGTGAAACGTAAATAAGGAAAATGAAATGAAACTTAAATTTTTGGTTGTTTCTTTTGCTGTTTTGCTTTCTGCTTGCTCGACCTTTTCTAGTAAGAAAGATGAACCTAAAGTGAACACCGAGTTTATGGGTGGTAACTTGAAAGTGAGTTATAATTTTTCTGGTGAAATCGATTCTCTTACATCGAGTGGTGTGGCTAAAGTGACTAGCACTTTGCCTTCAGCAGCTGATGAAGCCTATCTTGTTGCTACACTTCAGGCTCGAAAACAAATCGTTGAGTTTATGAAAGTTGAAGTTGAGAACAACAGCTTTATCAACGCTGTCTCAAAGACTTTGCAAGATTCTGAAAACGATTCTGGTCGAACAGTATCTACCAATGTTACGGCTAAGATTGCTTCAGAAGTTCAAGATAACATTCGACAAAATAGTAAAGCCTTACTAAAAGGTACTTATGTTGATAGTAAATCTTATGATGCTTCGACACATACAGTGAAAGTTGTGATTAAAACTAGCCTGCGTGACCTGGACACTTCAAAACAATTGGCTCGTATGATGGGTAACTAATGCGTAAACTATTGCTAGGTTTGATCTTGGTATCAAACCAATCTTTAGCGATGACTTTGACCCCTATGGACTATATCAGTATAGTTTATCAAGGGGTTAAATTTTTTGCTTCTGATCCTGTTCCTAAAGAGATTCATGTGACAGCTAAAGGCACTGGAAAAACTAGAGAACAAGCTGTTGAAAACGCCCTGAATGAAGCAGTTCAAAAGGGCGTTGGCGTTTTGATTGTATCGGATCAAACTGTATCAAATGATAAAGTCATTCGAAACTTAACTGCTCAATATGCTTCTGGTGTAGTAAACAGTTACAATGTTACTTCATGTAATAGTTTTGAACCAATCACTTGCGAAATAAAAGCTAAAGTTTCGCCATGGAAGTTTATGCGAAAACTTGAAGGCGATTCTAAGTCCGTCAAAGTGAATGGAAATGATCTTTATGCTCAAGATGCAACAGCCAGAAATGTTTTGTATCAAAGGCAGAAAATAATGGAGTATTACCTCTTTCAGATTAGGCAATCTGGATTGGAGGCAAAAATTAAAAAGGTTCAAGTTATACCGACAAATGAGAAGTTTGCTGCATTACTGATTGTTTATGAGATAAAATGGAATGAAGAATTCAGAAAAGACTTAGTTCAGTTTTTGAAGAAAATGGAAAAAGATACACAAACAGAAGCGCCTCATCAAATACATGTTCAGTGGGCAACAACAAGTCTTTTTGAAAACAAAGTGACAATCAATACTCATGATGAAAAGTTTTATCACATTGTACATAAAGGCATGTATCAACCAACTTATGTAAAATTTAATGAGTTCAAAATTTGTGAAAATCTAAACTTAGACTTCAGTATATTTTCTATTGACATTTATGGAGTTTCAAGGCAAAAGATGATTAAGATTGATCGTGAAGCATTAAAATCAATACAAACAGTCTCTATGGTTTTAAGCACGGAGTGCAACTAACTATGAATATTTTTTATCTAGATCGTGATCCAAAAAAATGTGCTGAAATGCATCTTGATAAACATGTGGTAAAAATGATTATCGAGTATGCTCAGCTTATGTCAACGGCTCATCGTGTGCTTGATGGCCAAGAGTATTATGAATTAACTGCAAACAATCGAAAGATCAAACGATGGCGATTAGATGATGATCGTGAATCTGTCTTAATGAAAGCATCACACATTAACCATCCTTCTGGTATTTGGACTCGAGCATCAGATTCAAACTATAGTTGGCTTTATGTAATGTGGTCTTTTCTCTTAGATGAGTACACTTATCGTTACGGTAAAATTCATGCCTGCGCTCGACTTAGAGATGTATTGATTCGATTACCAAATAACATAAAAGACGAATCGTTTACAGAACCAACTCCAGCTATGCCTGAAGATAGAAAAATTCCTGGCGATTCTTTAACTTCATATCATCAATACTATATACATAATAAGAACCACTTCGCTAAGTGGACAAAACGTGAAATACCTTTATGGTATACCGAAGGACTAAAGAATGCCGATTTACACTCTGCGTAATAAAGAAACTGGTGAAGTATTTGAAGAAAACATGAGAATATCCGCCTATGACCAGTATATGGCGGATAATCCACATATCGAAAGATATCACACTCCAACGGGAATTGTTTCTATGCATGGTAGCTTAGATTCAAAAACCGATAACACTTGGAAAGAAGTTCTCTCTAAAGTAGCTGAAGCTCATCCTGCTAGTCCAGTTGGTGAGAGATACGGTAAAAAAACAATCAATCAAATAAAAACAAAGGAGCTAGTTAAAAAACATATTGGATAATTGTGAGAAAATTTTTGTCATGATAACTTGCTGTAAAGGAGAATATATGGCGAAAACTAAAGATGTTACCAAGCGAATAGCATTAATTCAAAGATATTTTGGTAAATCAACAGCAACAGCAAAAAAGATTCTGAAAAAAGAATTGAATGAACTATATCACAACCAAGAATTAACAGGAGAAAAATTGGGATCGCCACCAAGAATAACATAAAATGAATTTTAATCATGTAAAACTTGACTCATTGAATTTTGAACTAGAATCAGAAACTACAGAAAAGGGTAGGACATATAAAACGAAGGAGGGTAAGTCCTACCCATCAATCACAACAGTCCTATCCGAATATAATAGAAAAGCCATTTTTGAATGGCGCCAAAGAGTTGGTGAAGAAGAAGCCAACAAAGTCTCTCGAAAAGCTTCAGGCAGAGGAACAAAACTCCACAATGTTTGTGAAAAGTATCTGTTAAATGAAATGACAGATATGAAGATTAGCATGATGATGCCTGATACAAAGGAACTTTTTCTAAAGATACGACCTTTGCTTGACCAAAATATTGGTGATGTTTATGGAATTGAACAACCACTTTATAGCGATAAGTTAAGAATAGCTGGTCGTTGCGATTGTATTGCTGAGTGGAATGGAGTTTTATCCATCGTTGACTGGAAAACAGCATCATACAAAAAAGAAAAAGAATACATCGAAAACTATTTTATGCAAGCTGCAGGATACTCAGAAATGTTTGAAGAAAGGGCTGGCATTCCAATCAATCAGATTGTAATTGCCATAGCGGTTGAAAATGAAGATCCTCAGGTATTCATTGAACACAAAGATAGTTATTTGCCCGGATTAAAGAGGTATATTGATAAATACTTCTTGACAAGATAGAAAAACATTGATATAATATACAGTATGCATTTCCCATATTTTAAAAATGTTGTATGCTCTCATTGTAACGGTAATTATTTCTGGTTCTGCCACAGAATCGCAATGGAAAACATTTGAAAACTATGAGCAATGCCATGAAGTGGCATCAATAATTATGAGGCATAGGGATTATATCGTGGCACGTTGTGTGCTACAAGAAAGAATTGTTGTAACTCCTTCAAAGTGAAGGCATTCTGGACGTGGGTTCGACTCCCACCTGGTCCACCAGAAACATATTGATTGTCCCACAGAGGCCACTTCTAATATCTGTACAGTATGTTTCTGATGGGCCAGACATGGTTTCGACAGGGTGACATAGCAGAGAAGGCAACACGGTAGGCGATGACCGTAAATCAAGCAAATAAATTATCTGCAAACGATAATCAATACGCTATGGCTGCTTAAATAGCCTTGCTGGGGTTTTCGCAAAGTGTACCTTATAATCAAAACACTTTGCACCATTTTTTGGAATTAAATTATGAGACTTGAAGGTAAAGTATCAAAAGGTTGGGGTAGTGAAGAAATCTGGGCCACAAATGATAAGTATTGTGGCAAGATGATGCACTTTAATGAAGGCGCTAAATTCAGTATGCACTTTCATTCCGAAAAAGATGAAACTTGGTATGTTTTGTCTGGAGAATTTCAAGTGAATTGGATTGATACTAAAGATGCTGTAATCAAAAGTACCAGATTAAAACCAGGAATGGTTTGGCATAATCCTCCTTTACTTCCACACCAACTTGTTTGTTATGCAAAGGGAACAGTAATCGAAGTTTCTACTCCCGATTCTGTTGAAGATAATTATCGTGTTCTTCCAGGTGATTCGCAAAAATGAAAGTTCATATCGGTCCATACACAAACTGGGTAGGTCCATATCAAATAGCAGAACTGCTTTGCTTCTGGGTAAAGAAAGTGCCCGATGAATATGGTTTCAAACGAAATCCAGATTGGGTTCATGACTTTGGTACTTGGCTTGCCGAAGATAAAAACGGTAAAGATTCTTGGCTAACTAAACTCTGCCAAAAGATTGAATCATACAAGAAACGTAAAATCAAAATACGTATTGATAAGTACGATACATGGTCAATGGATCACACACTTGGTATGATTGTTTTACCGATGCTGAAGCAACTTCAAGCAACAAAACATGGTTCACCTATGGTTGATATTGAAGATGTACCAGAAGAACTTCGTATGACTGGTTGTGACGATGGATATCCACAACTCACACTCAAGTTTGAAGATCAAGAAAAATACGAAAAAGAATCTTGGGATATCACTCATCGTCGTTGGGAGTGGGTATTGAATGAAATGATTTTTGCTTTTGAACATCTCATCGATGATTCATGGGAAGAAGCATATCGTTCGGGTCACATTGACATGAAGTTTGTGCCATGTGAAGATAATCCAAATCTATCACGTATGGAAGATGGACCGAATCACACATACAAATGTGATTATGATGGTATGAATAAAATCTATGCACGTATGGACAACGGATTTAGGCTCTTTGGAAAATACTACAGATCGCTATGGGATTGAAAATAAAAAATGACTAAATAAAAATACACACACATCACACACTTCTAATCATTTTATAGGAGAGTGTATGATAAACGAATATGTAGTATACTGGATTCACGATTCAGAGGATACTGATATATACAGTCAAGGGTATGTCGGTATAACTAATAATGTAGTTAGACGTAAGAAAGAACATTCCAGAAAAATGGGCTTCTTGGAATGTAGAGTAATGGATGTATTTCTTTGTGGTGAGAAAGACTTTTGTAAACAAATAGAAAAAGATTTACGACCTAAAAAAAATATAGGACTAAACAAAGCCGCAGGTGGCGGTATTCCACCGAACGTAACTGGAATTAGAAGAAGTGAACATACAAAACTTCTTATTTCTCAAAACAATGTTGGTTTCAAAGGAAGAAAACATAGTGATGAGACAAAGAGAAAGATGCGTGAATCACATAAACAAATTACAGGAAAACCACACACACAAGAAACCAAAAATAAACTTTCTGAAATAGCAAAACGAAGAAAGTTTAACCCAATGACGGGCAAAAAACATAGCCCAGAGACCCGTCAAAAAATATCACAAAAACTCAAAAAGCAGAAATTGTAATTGAGAATAGGAGAAAATCTATAGGGTTTTCTCCAACTTCAATAGGAGAAACTATGCGTTACATCACACTATTCATTTGTAGTATCTTTGCAGCATTTGTTGTTTACATTGGTCATGCCGCTGCACAAATCAATATACCAATTGATCCAAAAGTTCAACTAGAAGATTTATCACCAAATGCAAGAGCCGAAGTGGAATGCCTTGCTCAGAATATGTACTTTGAGGCCGGTTTAGAGCCACGATTAGGTCAAATCGCTGTGGCATTTGTTACGCACAATCGAGTACAATCGGGAGTATTTCCTGACACATATTGTGGCGTAGTTAAGCAAAAAGTCGGCAGTGTTTGTCAATTCTCATGGGTATGTGAAAATCGCCCTAAGGATATGATGCGAAAGGGCCTCTTGACATTAGAGAGTAATTCATTGTATAATAACATCACTGAGTTAGCCCTGACGTTTTATCTTTTTACCGAAAAGTTTAAAGATCCAACGAAAGGTGCCTTATTCTTCCATGCGAACTACGTGAAACCTGGTTGGAATAATATGAAATACACCGCACAAATTGGTAGACATTTATTTTATAACAAGGTAAAGAAAAGTTCATGAGTATTTTATCAAGTAAAAAGGAGAAGATGATGGAAAAAGGATTGAGTAGTATTACCACGGTATCAATTTCTGTTGTTTCAACTACTTTGGTTTTACTTTCAGTCGTTGCTGCTATTTGCATTTATGGTTTGAATGACCGTAAACTAATGGCAGCAAACATTGAAAATGCCATTGCTAAAGGCATTGATCCACTGGCTGTACGGTGTTCATACGCTAAGAGTGATGACATTGTTTGTATTGCTCATGCTTCAAATCGTAAATAAAAGGAGATTATATTATGGCAGTTCAACAAATTTCGATCAATCAGCTTTCGAATCCTGCTGACCGTGAGAAATTGCTCAAAGTGATTCGTGAATGTTCAGATTCAATGACTCGAGCTCAGGCCGAAAAAGATTACATCAAGGAATCTGTAAATGACATTAGCAAACAACTACAACTTCCTAAAAAACTTGTAGCGAGAATGGTCAAAGTTTATTACAAACAAAATTATGATGAAGAAGTTGCTGTGCATGACCAATTTGAAACTCTTTACGAAACGGTGGTAAAATAATGCCTAAATTCTATCTTGAATGTGAAAACTGGGACGGTTTTAAAAATACAGTTGAATTTGAAGCCGACTTTCTTGAAGGTATCCGAGAAAACATTGATTTGTTTCTCAAAGGAGCAGGATTTGATATTGAAGAAAGGGAAGAATCGTCGGATGTTTTTTCTCATGTGGTGAATGAATTATCAACAAATCCAATTACAATGGATAAAATCGAAGGTGATCTATTCGTTCTAAAGGAAGAATTGTGTCCAGTGTGTAAACTTCCGGCTGATATTATGAATCGGGATATTTGTTTTGATCCTGATTGCGGACTAAAAACTAATGCCAACTAGAGAAGAAATGGCTAAATTCGCCAAAGCTATTGATTCTTTGGTCGCCAGAACTGACTACAATTATATTGAAGCTATAGTTGAGTATTGTAAAGAAACTGGTCTAGAAATTGAAGTAGCTGCTACACTTATCAATCAAAATCTAAAAGCGAAGATTGAAAATGATGCTATGGACAATAATATGTTGAAAGAGAAAGGATCAAGATTGCCAATATGACAGGTTATGAAACATTTAGTTTATATCAGGCAATCAAATTACATTTTTCACAAGAATCATATGACTTCTTTAAATATAATGGAAAATCCAATGTAAGTCTAAATTCATTTGATAATCGTAAAGACAAATACCATTTTCATAAATTGTCTAGGCGATATCAAGATAAAGATGATATGATTAATTTTATCGTATCTAACTTTGTTGAGAATGAAAAAACATGGGTTGGTTCTCTTTTACAAGATGAGGCTGAGATTAATTATCGTAACCATCAAAAAGTAATACAGTCGCTTTCTTACATGTTTGAGAATGATTGTAAAACTGTTTTTGATGGTATAGAAGATCCAAATTCTGTATTAAAAACCGATGGTGATTATCCAGTTTTACTTAGAAGTGCTTTGAGAAAAGAGATTCATATTGAAAGTCTTTGCTTGTTAAACAATATTTTAAACTTTATTCCTGTTTGGTCAAAGAAAATAAACGATACAATTCATTGGCCAAATTTCAGAATCAGAGTTTTAAAGTATTCTTCTTTTTTACCGAAAGAAACCACAAAGTATAAGTTGATATTAAAAAAGGTGATTGATAGATGAAAATAACTAAGATTTATTTGGATATGGATGGAGTTCTATGTGATTTTGAATCTAGGTTCATAGAGTTATTTGGCAAAGGCGCCTATGGAATGGGAATGAGAGATAGAAAGAATTTCTCACAGAACTGGCCAAATTTTATTCAACAGGGTGAATTTAAAAACTTGAGTTGGTTTCCTGGTGGCCAAGAGTTGTTAAGTTTTCTAAAAAATCATCCAGAAATTAAAGTTGAAATTCTCTCGTCATCGGGTGGAGAAAAGCACCACGAAGAAGTGAAGAAGCAGAAGAAGCATTGGTTAAAAAAACATGGTATCAACTATCAGGCGAATATTGTTCCGGGTAGAAGTTTGAAAAAAAACTATGCTACTCCAACAACTATTTTGATTGATGATACCGAAGATGTTATTGATGGGTTTGAACTTGCTGGTGGTATAGGCATACTTCACAAAGATATAAAGAAAACCCTGGAAAAGTTGAAACATCTACTTGACAATGACACTAAATAAGTTTATATTATGTTTGTGTGGATAATTCGTTTTATACTACGTTAATACACCGTTATACGAAAGGAAGTAATATGTCTAGTTTTGCAAATCTCAAGCGCAATCGCAGCTCTCTCGAAAAACTCTCCAAAGCAGTCGAAGCTACACAATCTACAGGAGAAGGTTCTAAAGACGATACACGTTTTTGGCAACCCGAAGTAGACAAAGCAGGTAATGGTATGGCAGTCATTCGTTTTCTGCCAGCACCCGGCGTCGATGGTGATGATGCGCTACCTTGGGTTCGAGTTTTCAGCCATGGTTTTCAAGGACCAGGCGGATGGTTTATCGATAACTGTCTAACAACCCTAAATGATAAGTGTCCTGTTTGCGAACACAACAACACGCTATGGAATTCTGGCATCGAAGCAAACAAAGATGTTGCTCGTAAACAGAAGCGTAAGTTGTCTTATGTCGCTAACATTCTCGTAATTTCTGACCCTAACAATCCAGAAAACGAAGGACAAGTCAAACTGTTCAAGTTTGGTAAAAAAATCTTTGATAAGATTACCGAAGCAATGAATCCTGAATTTGCTGATGAAACGCCTGTAAATCCATTTGATATGTGGGAAGGCGCCAACTTCAAACTAAAGATTCGTAATGTTGAGGGCTATCGCAACTACGATAAATCAGAATTTGCGGATAAGTCTGCTCTCTTTGATGGCGATGATACTAAACTTGAAGAACTGTGGAAAAAAGAATACTCTCTGAAAGAATTCACAGACAAGAAAAACTTCAAGCCTTATGACCAGTTGAAATCGAGACTAGATAAAGTCCTTGGTTTTGATGGTAGTGCATCTGTTAAAACAAAGGCTGAAGATTTCACTACAACTTTGGCACCAGATATTGATGAACCTATTTTCAGTTCAGCAAAGTCGAGTGCTGATGATGAACTAGATTATTTCAAGTCACTAGCTGATTCTGAGTAATTTGAAACCCCGCCGAAGCGGGGTTTTTTATACAGCTTTTGCTACCAATTGAGCAAATAAATCATCATAGACAGAAGCATTAGATGTTGCACCAGATCCTGAGGATGATCTCACATTATTATTCGTTATGTTAGTTACGTTTGGTGCTACTTCTCTATTAGTCATCTTAGCTTCAGCCACTTGAGTTGTGCCTGTTGATATATCTTTACCAGTGGTAGGAGTAAGAGGAAAATTCATTGACGCTACTTGAGTTTTTCCTGTAGAGGCTTCTTTTTTATTTGAGGTTGGAGCAGGAGAAGGAGTTCCAGCCATTTGAGTGGGAACTTCAGAACCTTGAATTGAACTAGCAAATAGAGTTGATTCTTTCATTCTTCTCGTATCAAGACCAGCTAAATATTTTCCTCCAGACGATTTCCATCCCTTCTCGTAAATTATTTTTGAAGCGGCTTGCATGTCACCTTTTAGAATAGCATCTCTTAATCCATTTTTAACTAGATAGTTAATTTGTCCTGGCCCTCCGTTGTAGGCCAATGATGTTAGAGCATTTTTTTGGTCTTGGTTAAGTTTTTGCCAAGCATCTACACCTAATCCTTTTGAAGCAATAGATTCATATTTTGGAATATCTGAGTTTAACAATTCTTTTGCTTCGTCTTTGGAAACAACAGTATCTTTTCCTCCTGGTCCTTTAACAATGATTTTTTTGCCATCACCAAGATTGATATAGCCTTGCTTTGCTTCTGCCTCAGTGATTAGGTGTCCGAATCCAACAGAGTATTGATTTTTATTATTGTTAGGTGGATCTAGATAAGCTTTTCCTGCAAAACCTTCCATCGAAGCAACAAAATCTGCACTAGATTTTCCAACAAAACCTTTTGCTGTAGAAACAGCTGTTGCTTTCTGTTTTTCTGTTGCAGGTCCTTCTTGGCCAACAATCGGTGTAGGAGATGTTCCTTCTCTTATTGCTAAATTTCTTTCATATTCATCTTTAACATTTCCTACATTGAATCGATCTAATACACCTTGAGTATTACTTGTTCTCGATTCCTTTTCTCTGATAAACGCTTCATTTGCTCTTATCTTATCTTCTATATCACTTGCTCTTTGGCCTGCTGTTGTATAACCGGTCACATTTCCCATTTCATCGTATGTAGCTACTTGCTTACCTTCTTTCATGGTTTTTTGTAACTCTGCTTTTAGAGCTTCGTTTTCTGTGCGAGCTTCTTCGATTGTTTTTTCACCGGTCATTTTTCCATATGCTGCCATAGCTGCAGCAATGGCTAAAGAAACAGCAGCACCAGTGAGTGTATTAAATCCTCCCAGAGCTCCCATGGCACCAATCGCAATCATTCCAAGAATTTTGCCTTTATTTTCTTGAAATAGATTTATCATAAATCCATACATATCTTTTAAAACAGCTGTTCCCAAATCTTTAAAAAGACCTATAGCTGTATCGAGGCCAGCTGCAATTTTGTTGACGGTACTCTGAAACATTTTTTTTGTATCTTCAACAAACTCACTTAACTTACCTCCAGTCATTTTGTCCAATTCGTCATAAAGTCCAGACAAAGCATCTTTAATAGATTTTAAAGAGTCTCCTATTCCTGAACCAACGCCGGAAAAATCAAGGCTTTTCCATAAAGAGTATAAAGCGAAACCTGCAGCACCAGCAAGAATGACTCCATAAATTCCCATACCACTTAAAGCACTACCTAATATACTGAAGATGCCAGAAAAAGCACCACCAACAAGGCCGCCTATTCCTCCAAGTATCGAAGTAATTATTCCTCCAACACTTCCTAAAACTCCTCCAGCAGCACCTGCTATTCCTCCTAAAGCACTTCCTATTCCACCAAAAGCTCCTCCCAATAATCCAAGTATTCCTGAATCCTTTCCTTTAGAATCTTTTGTAAAAGGAAGTTTTTTGCCAACCCCATATGCTAATTCTTTTTCCTTCTTTTCTTCATATTCTTTTTCTCTTTCTGCTGATCTTTTGAAAAACATATCAGATTTTGTTGCAGCAGAAGCACCTTGGATTTTTGTTATCTTTTGAACATTTTGACGAATCAAATTCATATCTCTTGCCATCATAGGCATCACAAGAGAATTTTTTGCCATCATTTTTGTGTTTATCTTTACTGCTCTAGATTCTTCAACTAATAAATCAACCTTACCTTCTAAAGAGGGAGAAAAAGAAGATTCCTTTTCAATCAAAGGGCTTGTTTTTTTAAGTGCAGCTCTGGTTGGAGATTTATAGGCTTTAAAAAGAGAAGGTAACATAGCAGCCAATAGTCCACTTTGACTAAAGGTTTGCCTTGGGTCAAATTTTTCTTTAGCCCTTTCAACTAAAGCGGATCCTAATCCTCCACCTTTAGCTTTTTGAGACAGATATATTTCTGTAAGTCTTGAACTTTGTTTTTTTGCCATTTGTTATGCCTTCTTTTGATTCTTTAATCTTTCTCTTTCTTCTTCTAAAAACCTAATTAACATGTCCACATAAATTTGTCTTTCCCACGGAATCATTTCATCTAATTCTGTTAAACTATATTTGTGGTGCTGCATTAGAGCAAAATTAGTTTGATAGTAATTGCCTAAGTTATCATGAGAAAGACTTATTCGAAAAAATTTTGTATGCCCTCCAATTTTATTTCTTCGTGATATCCACATTTAGGACAATCAAAATCCATAACCTTTTCAAGTTTCGGCATCGTTAAGAAAAACTCTTGGACTTTTTGAATATCTGATTGTTGGAGGTTATCGATAAATTCTATTAATTCTTCTTCAGAAACATCTTTAGCGTAATAAACTTGATCTTCATCATATATACTTTGAATACATCCAACTAAAAGTTTTAATAAGTCCGATTCCGATTCAATTTTCAAATCTTCTAAAATTGAAAAACTTGGATACCTCATGGTCATTCCTAGTTTTTCACTTAGTTTAATAATGTTTGTATGATTTTCGTTTTTAACTGGTTGAATGTCTAGTAAGTTTAAATCTAATTTGACAATTCCACCACATTTTTTTTCTTCATTTTCTCCATCTTTAATGATATTGTTGCAGGTGTATCTTAGACTACTGACTTCACCAACAGATCGAGCT